CCCCGTGTTCGCAAGTGCCGGGACAACGCGCTTCCAAAAAAATGTAGGAAAGGAGAACAAACCACATTTCTGCGAAAGGTCTTGAGTATAGAACAACTAAGAGGTAAACCCCCATACTCAAGAACTATTAGTAGATTATAGGAAACCTAGAGGGATGTCAAGTCCCTACTGGGAATCCAGAATATTCTTATTTATTAAGACAAACATAAGACTTTCTTCATCTTCAGATAACTGGTCAGCAATATCTAAATACTTTAAGTAGTTCTCGGCAGACATCGTAATGTAGTTAGTGCCATCATCAGCAAAGGAAATCTCTAGTAAACCTTTTTGCCATAAAGCAAAGGAAGTATCATCTGCATTTTTCATATGTTCGTAGTACAAATCGGGGAATAACTCTTTGCAAATACTAGTAATCCTGTAAACAGGGTCTCCGTTTTTATCTATAGAGGTAAGTTCTAAAGCACCTGATTCGATAAGGAAGTCAATCATGTCTTCTACTTCTTCGTCAGGTTCGTTTTCGTTATTATCGTCTTCGCTCATTGTTCCTCTATAATGGAAAGTTCGATTTTGTCGACTTCATAGGACTTAAAGACGAGGAGGACGAAGATTCGCCAAGACGTTTTTAAGGGGGATGGATGCTATATGTGCTGATGAATCTAGTGCACCAAAACTAACTAGGAGTTTGTTTTCGTGTATTGCCATTCCACCTGCAAACTCTATTGACTTGTTTAGGAAGTTAAACATATCGGAAACCTTTATGATTCTTCCTTTCTCGTCATACTGAATAAAACGGTGAACATAACGACGACGGAATAGTGCTTCCTTAGTTAGGTTAGCAAATCTAATGTATTCGGCTGAAACGCACTGGTGAACAATTGCAAGCATGGTTCCGTTCTCTAAACCAATAAGTTGTGAGCCACCCCTAACGGAGGGTGCTGGTCCACCAACTTCTTTTATAGAACGGTCTTTGATTGTGTAAGTCTTTCCCGAAGAATAGAGATAGTCAAAAGTTACGTCATCTGGATTAAAGATAGATGACTTATGAACTGGCATCCAGTTCTTCTCAACGGTTTCTTCATTAACAGGAGAGTCGAACATTTCAAACGAAACACCGCGTGGAGTGTCTCCGCTTAAGTCCAGTTCAACAGAACAAATACGAGCAACATTAATGTGCCCAATTTCAAATACCGTCGCAGAGATTCGTAGCGTTTCTCCGTCGTAGTAGAGTCTTCCATCTTCTATTCCTCTTATAAGTTTTGCTGGGGCTTGTGCGTAAGCCTGAGTTAGGTCTATCTCTTTCAAGTAAGAAAGATTAAGTGTTTTTGTGTTTAGACTTGCAAGAAACATTCTATTTCTAAAATACTTCTCTGTTCCTAAAACGGAATCAATATACGAAGCCTGATACCACTCTCCGGGAGTTTCATAAGAATCTTCGGTGGTAAGTTCTTCGCCTGTTTCTACTTGCCACTCTGGTCTGTGGTCGCGTAGCCAGCCGTTGGAAGAGCGTAGAAGCACCAAGTAGCCATGTTCTTCGGTGTAGCAGATAGACGGGTTGTAAGCAGACCACGCTGGTTCTTCGCAGAAACGCGCAAGTTGTTTCGTCTTTGCACCAAATAAGTCATCAGCAGTTGGTACACTCGTGGGGATTGATACTTCAGGCATAGAATAAACGGTATCATAAAAAGTAGTTTAGACCTTGTAACTCGCGGGGATTTGCTTATGTCAGGAAGGTATGATAGAGTCTTACTATGATGAAAAAATCTAGCAAGGGAAAAACCAAAGCATATCCAGATACTTGGACAGTAAAGAACGAGATTCAAGTTAATGGTCGTACTGTTACTTTCGGTACGGAATTATCTATCACTGGTGAAGCAGGTAGATTCCGATTTATCAAGCACGTTAAAACTCCAACTGCTGAGTGGATTGATGTTGTTGGCGGTCGAAAAGGATACTCCGTGTTCCGTTCGTTCTATGTATCCAGAGTAAAGACGGTACACTGGAAGAATAAGACAGTAGAGAACGTCGTAAAAGAACGTAAAGAGCAAAAGAAACTGGAAAATGCAAACTCCTCTGAAGATTAAGATTTCCGAACTTGTAGGCACCGCCTTAGATGAAGTTGGTTATATCAACGGACCTAATCGAGATAGCAAGTATGGGAAGTGGTACGGGTTGAACAACAATCCGTACTCTGCCATGTTTGTTTCGTGGTGCTTTGCGAAAAATGGTTTGAGTGAGTTAGTTGAAGTTTCAAGTAAAAAGGGGTTTGCATCTTGTAATATTGGTTATGAACGGCTAAGAGAAAACTCTGAACAGATACAATGGTGGAGAGTTAGAATGGGAGACCTAGCGTTCTATGACTTTGAAAAAGAAGGAAGAGCAACGCATGTGGGTATTGTTGTTGGGGTGATTCGTAAGTGGGGGATACCAGTTGGCTATGAAGTTGTCGAGGGTGATACGACAAGTGACCAAGCAGGTTCTGATACAGAAGGACTGCGCACAGGGGTTTATGAAAGAGTTCGTGTGATTGGTTCTGAACTTGGGTTCTTCCGAGTCTGGAAAAAAGAAAAGACGGTAGAAAAATCTACCGCCTCTTCAGATTAAAGGTTACGGAATCCACATCTTCAATTCGCGAGTAATAATTGTCATTGCAGCAGTGCCTTCGTGGAATACTTCTAAACCAACAGGCTGACCTTTGTTAGCCTTAAAGAACCAAGTACCAGAATGAATGTTATCTAGTGTTAGGTCAAGCATTCTCTGACCAGTGAAGTCTGCATCTTTAGTTCCGATGTCACGAGTGAAGCGAATCTTCATATGCTTTGCTCCGCCGTCTTTACTTACGTTTAAGTAAAATGCCCAGTTAGCAATACCTGAGTTCTTAGGAATGATTGAATCTTGCGCACCAAAATCAAGTTGAGTCCAAGTCTTTGGCTTAATTACTTGTGGAGCAGGCTTAATCTTCGGGTCGCCCGCTTTCCACGAAACATACTCTGTAGTCATGTTTATCCTTTTTCTAAGGGGAGTTTTAGTTTACTCTATTGAACTACATTTACGGTTGCTTCTGGAGCGGGTGTCACCATATCAGCCGGGAGATTGTATGGAGGTGACCAAGCCTTGAATTGACGAAGGTATGATGTATAAGACTTTTTAGAGCCTTCGATTTTAATCTGGACTACGATTGGATGCTTTGTATCCATTGTCCAACACAAAGCACCTTGCCAATACTTATCTTTGAAACCTTTAGTCACCCACGTATTAGTTCCAGTGGTGTCATCTTTACCGCCTTTAACACGGGCAAATCTAATCTTTACATATTCAGGAGCACCTTTTCTGGTGTCAAGGTGGACTTTTGTGCAGAACAATGTTCGGTAGTTTTTTGTTCTTTTCAGGGAATCACCACCCTTAAACTTTAGAGTAGTCCATTGACCAGTTTTAATTACTTGATTAGATTTAGATTCTTTGAGTTGGTAGTCCCCACGATTCTTTGCGATAGAGGGGGTTGCTAATACACCAACAACTAAAATGAATGCGCAAATAAGCGCGTTTAACTTCTTCATATTCCTGCCTGTACTTCCAGTTACAAACAGGCACAGTCCTATTTACTATGCCAAACGTATGTCAACGTCCAGTTTATCAAGACATATAGTCGTCAGGATTGTTTTCAGATAGTTGTTCATAGATTTCTTTGCAAGCAGGACAAACGCTGAAACCCTTGGGGTCTCTGGACGGAATCCATTGTTTACCACAAAGAGCAATGATTGGAACGCCATATATAAGTGCGTAGGTAATCTCATCTTTTGGTGCGTAATGAGCAAACTTGTCGTGGTCACCGGGCTCTGCTGGAGCAGTATCGGTTACTGTATCTAATTGGATACCTGAACCTGTTAGTGGTTGAAGGCTCACAGTCCTAAACTCTTTCTTTCACTTGCGTAGAAGCCGGGTGCTTGAAAGGTAACTGGAACAGCAATAAAAATACGCTTAAGAGTTTCTTTACACTCTGAACATTCAGTTACCTTTTGGTCCTCGTGGATTGAGCGCTCTTCTGTGTAGACGTGCTCATTTGAGCAGGTGTAGTCATATGTAGGCATATTAGTATTCTACCCTAAGTAGTCTTCTAGTTCCTTGAGCAACGCTGGTTTATTCTTTGCTCCAACGATTTCCTTGACTTTCTTGCCCTTTTGGAATACGCGGATTGTGGGAACGGAACGGATACCATCCATAAGTTCTGGCTCTGCATCAACGTCAACCTTGGCAATAATTACTTTACCTTCGTAGTCAGTGGATAATTCTTCAAGGATTGGCAGAACCATCTTGCAGGGTGCGCACCAAGTTGCCCAGTAATCAACAACTACTGGGACTTCCGCGTTGGCAATGAACTTGTCGAATTCAGTTGTCTTTAGATTAATGATTGTCATTAGTATTCCTATAACTTAGTTGTCGTAGATTACGTAAGAAACAGTTTCTTCTAGATGTCTAGCGTCTAGACTTTTCTGCACTTTCATCTTATGCCTTGCCATATCTTCGGCAGCAGTTTTTGTGGGGAACGCCACGCCTTTTAGTTCGCAACGGACTTTAGTCCATTCGTTTAGACCTGTCCTGCGCTGTACAGATGCTTTGTAGCCTCGGTTCTCTACTAAGCGTGTTATCACTGCTCGATATTGAAACTCTTCTACTAGCATTTCTTGCTCTTTTTTAGGCTTCTTACGCATCTTTTTTGTCCTTGTTGTTTTCTGTAATAAGTTTGATTTCGCAAGCATCGGTGGTGCAGTAAGCCTCGCCAATTGCATCTGCTGCCATACCTGCGTAGACACCTGTGAAGTCGATTGGGAACAACTTAACAAGTTCTGCTTCGTATTCTTCTTCAGTAATCTGCGTGTAAGGCATTTGTGGGTAGGTGAAGTTACCGCTTGGAAGGAATGAAACAGTCTTTAGTTGACCGTCATACATATGTAGAACAGTTCCAATGTGGTCTGCTTCGGTTTCTGGGTCAAACGAAACGGTAACGGATACCGAGTTATCTGACCAGTAACGCTGTGCAACTGCAGCAAGTGACATCTTTTCAAAGATTGTTACATCGCGTTCTGCGCGTTCTGCATCAGACTTAATTGGGAAGAATACAACAGAGGTTGTGTCTGGAGATTCTGATGCTGGTTCGACTCGGTAGTTCGCCATTTTGAAAAGTGGGAGCATAGGGTCAGAATTTGCAAAGCGTATTGCTCGGTTGAAGAACTTTCCACCTGGTGTCCAGTGAACGCCGGGCGACTCTCCAGCAAGGATAGACACTGTGCCTGATGGCTTAACGGTTGTTGTCTTGATTGATTCACGGATACCTAACCATTCTGAGTAGATGGTGTCATACTTCTTAACATTCTCGTAGCCCTTATCCATCCAGTCACGGAGAACAGGTAGACCCTTACGGTCAGCAAAGTTTGCTACACCAGACATAGAGGTTCCGATACGACGGTTACGTTGCATGATTGCGTTGGTTTCTTCCCAGTGTGTAGGTAGAAGCGTTACAGTCTTTGCGTAGAGGTATGCAAACTTAAGTGTTCGGTTGTAGTCCTCTAGTGTTTCGTGACGATTTAGGTATGTCTCAACCAAGGTGCACATCTCGAAAGATTCTAGGCTCTGCTCTGCGCAAGGATTGTAACCAGCAATGCGATGGTCTTTGTTGTTAGGTGCATCTGCAAGACGACCATACTTCTTAGATACGTCCATCCAAATAACGCCGGGTTCACCGTTGCGAGCAATACCATCAACGATAGGTGAAAGGTCTTGACCTACGCTGACAGCAACAGAGTTGTTAGACATCCAACCCCAGCCAGGAGCGTTGGGGTCGTAGGAGTTTCGTTCAGGGAAAACATCAGCGTTTTTAAGATTAAGGAAATTAGCATCATCAATGGAACCAATAAGAAGTTCAGCAGAACGACGAACATTGCCAGAAACAACGCAAACGCCAATAAGGTTACCGATATCAGCAATATCTTTTTTAGTAACGAGTTCACCAGCACGTCCTTTGAATAGTTTGTGGATGTAGTTATGTAAACGCTCTAGAGGTTCGTGACCTGCTGCAGTACCACCAAAGGTTGCAATAGGTGCGCCAGCAGGACGAATTTCTGAGTAATCAAACTCTAAGCAGTTGTGGTCTGCCTTTAGGTATGAGTTAAGAAGTTCAACGGTAGATTCAACCCAACCCTCACGAGTATCTGGGATAACCATTGTTGTGCATTCTGACTTAGGTGCGTAAATAGTAAATTCTTTTTCAGCACCCTTGTCATCAAAACCAACACCAACGCCAAGCATTGATGCTTCCATTAAAAAACCAAATGGCTTAGCAGGGTTGTTCTTAGTCATTTCTAGTGTTGAAACAAACGCGCAGTTTTGGAGTGCTGCAGAGTTCTTTTGTACGTTAACAATAGGAGTTCCCATAACCCAAAGCCCACGACCTGGTGGAGTCCACTTTAAATGGAATAGACGGTCATATGCTTCCTTTGCAGAAGCCTGAGCCTTAGCATCTGACCAAGGAAGACGATTAGTCTTGCAATGCTCCTTCTGAAGTGAGTACATACCATTAATAACGCGCTCGCAAACTTCAGCCCAAGTTTCCTTAGTGCCATCTTCTTTCTTGCGTGAGTACGTGCGTAGGAATGTAATTTCACCTACCGAGTTACCACCTGCATCTCTATATCCAAATGGTGCTTTCTTATCTTTGTAAGAAGCAACAAACTCTTCATTTAGACGAAAAACAAAAGTAACGGTAGACATAGATATCCTTTTTTGGGGGTGGTATTTGAGTAAGAGTTAAAATACTAGCAGTGCTAGATTAGGGGTATTTGGTCGGGGTGGGTAGTACTGCCATCTATTTTGTGAATTTCTCCACGTATTTCAGCAGTTACGATATCAGTACTTAGTAAGATGCCAAGAATAAACTGCTCTGAGTCTCCTCGTACTTGCGAATGCTTTCTAATACTGTTCAGTTTATCCAAAATCCTGTACAGTCTTTCATTCTCTATAGATGGGTCATTAGGGTGGTAATCACCATTACTATCAAGCATCTATGCTCCTTTTTGGATACGGAAGAACAGGGTATTTTAGAAGACTCTTTAGCGTTCTTTTTTCTGACTTGCTCCCTAGCAAGATAATGTACCGATGTTTTCTTGGTCTGTCAATATAGTAAAAACGGTCACCATAAAGTTCTTTGATTTTTTCAAGATTCTTTTTATCTCCGGGAATTGCATCAGCGATGTGATTAAAAGTTCTCGTGTGAGTTCCTTCCATACCTTTTACTGCCCAGTCTGTGTGTTTGGATGATAGTCCTGTGTAGAGAAAATTTGTTGCTTGGTAAACAATACCGAGATGGTCGTGCGATGTATCTGCATAAGAAATAATTGCAAGTGGTTTAGGAAGAAGTTTGAAAGAACCTGCAACAAGTTGCGATGCTTCGTTTTTAAGATTGTCTTTAAGACATAAACGGTTGAGTTCGAGAACTAGGTTTTTATGCTCTGTTCCTAAAACACCTTTAGATACAGACGGTGCAGGGGGACGACCGTAAGTGATTACACCAACAAGGTTGTCGTCTCG